CCAGCCGGTCTATACCGGTCAAAATCAGAATAATAAGGGTATTGATCGCCCAGTAATTCAGATTAATATATTCGCTCAGAAAATGGATGATGCTTTTAATATTAGCAATTTAATATTACAATCATTACATGGATTTAGTGGGCAGTTTGGTGGCACAAATGGATTTTATGTTGCCAAAGCCGATGTGAATTGGCTTTATAACACTTACGATAATTCAATCGGTTTGAATCACATAATATTAGACTGTACGTTGGATATTCCGACTTAATAAGACAAAAATAATAATTTGGGAGTTTTAATGTTTTTAGTTAATGATTTATATAAAGCATTGAGATAATCTCAACTTATTGATGGTTTTTTAATCTTTTAAAGGAATAAACGAAATGTCCCTACCAAATAAAGTTTTAGCTGGTTTTCAAGCGTCACTATGGATGCAAACCGGTACAACCCCAGTTCCACTCACATTGGCCCAGTTATCTACTTGGACCGGTGAGGTTGAGGACATCGTGGGTACATCGGCTGGCGGTCTTGGTACAAGCGGCGAGCAAGTCAATGTCGAGGCAATCCCAGCTTTTGGCCAGGACGACGCATCTGCATCATTTGGCGTAGCTGGTGCCCGTCAATCGGACATCATTCCAACACAAAGCAAGCCAACTTCAATGACTATCACAGCGCCTTGGAATCCAAGCGACGCCGCATTGTTGTTGATTCGCTCTGACGCTTACAGCGGAACAACTGATCGCACATTCGTTATCGCCGCCGCTGATAGCGACAACACCGTTGCCTACGCATTTACAGGCCGCGTAAGTGAATTCCACATCGATATGGCTCCTAATGCTGAGGCCAAGTGTATGTTCTCAATTCATCCTCGCGGCAATCAATTCGGTTGGTCAAACAACACTTAATGATGCCCGCAAGGGCTAAAAACATGACAAATCCAATACAAAATAACAACGACCTTTTGAACTTTTTAGTGAGCCAAGCCAATTCCGGTACAAAGAATTGGTTTGGTTACACACAACAACGCATCGTCGGAATCAATACCGCGTATGAGTTGGCCGTACAGCACGGCGACAAATTTACCCCTGACGAAATTGTTGATTACGTTGTGAAGTTAAACAACGCCATTTATCAAAAGATCATCAAGGGTACGGAGAATGGCTGAAACCGTTAAATTCTCTTTTGAAGGATTTAAGGAATTTACTGATTTGATTAATGAAATCAAAGAAGATTTCAGCGTCAAAGATTCTAAAAAGATTATTAATTCCGGCATGAAGATAGCAATGGCGCCAACCTTGGAAAAGGCTCGCGCCCTTGTGCCAGTGGACACTGGCGCATTAGCCGCATCATTGCGTATTGAGGCCAGGGCGCCTACCAATCGCGATAAACGCTCGGTGTATGTCAATGATTCTGATATTGCAATCGCCACCGTTACCACGGCGCCAGGCAATGTATTAGCCAAAACACGGTTCTTTAATCAGCACAACACCAAATCCAAGATTAAGCAAGTCGGTATTACGTCTGATGCCCGCGCAATGGCCAATGAATTTGGCACCGCAAAAATGGCCGCGCACCCGTTCTTACGTCCAGCGCTGGAATCCACCTCACAACAAACAACGGGAATTTTAGGTAATTCCCTTGGCACCGCTTTAGAAAATTACAAATCAAAATACAACAAATAGGATAAAAAATGAATCAATTTGCAAATGCTTTAGGTAAAAAATTCGTAGAAAACAAAGACGCGATTCGCGTACGGTCTTTTGAGTTGGGTGGACATACATTCAATATCAAGGTGCCATTGACATCCGAATATGAAGCAATGCTAGAGCGCATCAAAATTGTGGCTGACGAAAAAGTTGCAGAGTATTACGACAACCTTTCTAAAGACTTTTTGGAGAAAAAAGAAGAATTTTCCAAAGAGGAAGATATTGTTTACCTTGAAAACGACATTTTGCTAAAGGGCACATCCCTGCAAGAAACAGCGCGTAATAAGGTGATTACCGAAAACCGCATTACCGAACTATTCAAAATGATTGTGCCGGAAGAAGTTGGGTTCGATATGCAAACCATTGACTATTCGATGATTGAGGAACTATTCCCTTTTCCAGTGCAAATCCAATTGATTGATGAGATCAATACCGTTATTTCACCAACTTACAAGGCCACTAAGGGAAAGTAATTCGGTCGGTCCGTAGGCAAGTGAAAGCCTATTTAACGGCTCACGGCACCGACCCTGATGCGGTAGATGAGGAAGTATTTAACGATATATGTGTTTTATATCACGATGGATTAATTGGTAATACTGGGATTATTGAAACTTTAGGCAATTTGACCGCGGGAGTTTATAATTACTTACGCAGTGCAAATGCACCAGCATATAAACTAAAAGACATTATTCCGACGATATATGACTATATATATCCCCCAGTATCGGATGATAATAAAAGACAAGACGTTAATAATAAATTAATCGCGTTTGCATTATTAAATCCAGGGGCGCCAAAGCAGTTTTTTGGGAATAAATAAATGGCACAGAATATTGCTCGATTAGGTGTAGTAATGGGCTTGGATACTACCGAGTTCCAGCAAAACCTACAAAAAGCCAACGAAATGATGGGCGAGTTCAAGACAAAATTGCTTGAACTTGGTAGCATCGCGGCGTTTGGCGAAATGGCGTCCAAGGCGATGGAATACGCTGATAGCGTAGTCAAGACTGCCAAAGCCAATGATGTCACCACAGCGTCCGTTTTGGAGTTATCTAAAGCCCTAGAGGAAAATGGTGGCAGTGCAGAAGAAACTAGCCGTATTTATTCAGGTTTTACCCAAAAGGTTGAAACTGCCGCGCTGGGTAGCGCAAAAGCCCAGGAAGCATTTGCCAGGGTAGGGGTGTCACTCAATGACCTTAAAACCCTATCTTCACAAGATTTATTCAATAAGACCATTGAAGGTTTAGCCAAAGTCAATGACGCGGCCACTCGCAATGGTTTGGCTTTCCAAGTATTAGGCAAATCCATTCGCGGTGTGGACATCAAGGGATTGGCTGAAACACTCGACGAAGTGAAGGGCAAGTTCGATCAATACAGCGAAGCCGTAAACCAAGCCCATGAGTTGCATTTAAAGATGGAGGCCAGTGGTCGCATGATCTCCCTGGCGTTCACCAACGCTTTTATTCCGACCTTGCTGGCCGTGTCTAAAGCGTTAAGCGATACCAATAAAGAAGGCGGCGGTTTTGTCGGGTTTGTCACTGATGTAATCAACGTCTTGGGCGTCTTATTCAGATACACCACCACCGTTGTGGTTGCCTTGGTGGACACCCTAAAGCTGGCTGGTGAGGAACTTAAAAACATTTTCAGCGGTAATTTTGGTGCAATTGTCGATACTTACAAGCAGTACGACGATAAGATCAAGGCAATGGTCGAGGCTGACGCCAAGTTTTCAGAAAACTTGCTCAACCCTAAAGGCGGTACCGGAAGTTCTAGCGCTGGTGATGATTCGGCAAATCGCGACATTATCAACGCCAACGCTAAAAAACTAGGTTTAGCACAGCAACTCAGCGAAGAATATAAAAAGCACTCTGATTTGACATTGCAAATGGCAGTTCAAGCGCGGGAATTGCTGACCCTAACTACCGATCAAAAGAGCGTTCAAATTGCCATCAACAAGGTAATTGACGACAATCAAAAAGCCCAAGACGCTATCGACAAACAGATTGCGGCCGCCCGTGGCACCCAAGGCGGTGCCGCTTTGATTGCAGAGTATCAAAAGCAAAAGCAAGCCATTGCAGACCTTAAAGATACTTACATCGAAAAAACCAAAGAGGAAGTGCAAGCCACTATCGATTTTCAGCGCACATTTAGTTTTGGCTGGTCTAAAGCGTATGCTCAGTTTGCTGAAGATGCCGGAAACAATGCCAAGATTGCTGAATCAATGTTTAGTTCGATCACCACTAACATGGGTAATGCACTCGATACATTTGTGCAAACTGGTAAATTAAATTTCTCTAGTCTGGCTCAAAGCATTATTGCCGACTTGCTAAAGATTCAACTTAAAGCCCAGGCCATGAAATTGTTTAGCGCAATGGGTGATGCTTACAGCGCAGGTTCAGCTATTAACGGTGGTGGCATGGCCGGCATTGTTGGAGGACTATCTAATCTACTTGGTTTTGCGGATGGTGGCTCACCACCGGTCGGCGTGCCATCGATTGTGGGTGAAAACGGGCCTGAGTTA